TCGTGTTCGTCAGCGCGCCTCATAGCAGATACCTCCCGACGAGCTCGACCCACGCGGGGACGACGAGCACGGCGAGGAGGACGCCGAGCGGACCGCCGTACCACCCGAGGGCGACGGCGGGCGCGACGAGGACGAGGTTCCCGATCAGGGCGCGCATCGCTCTTCCCCCTGGCGCTTGCGCGCGCACGGCAGGCAGGCGAGCCCGAGCCCGTTCGCGAGGTGATGCTCCCTCACGACCTTCTCACGCCCGCAGACGCAGCGCGTGAGCCAGCAGGGGCGCCCGCGGCCCTCGACGCGGCGGACGAGAGTGCGCTTCCCGAGCACGTCGCCGGGCTTCATCATCGCGTCACCATCCTCTCCCACCGCGTGAAGAAGCGGTGCCCCGCGCGCGTCATGGCGGCGTTCAGGCCGGCGTCGCTCGAGATGATGCGGCCCTCGACGTAGACGAGCGTCGAAGGTCCAGTCGGCAGGTACTCGGGGAGCGCCTGCACGATGACGGCGAGCGGCGTGAGCCTGTGGAGCGGCTTCCACGGGCCCTCCGAAAGCGACGTGATGACGCGGTCAAAGCGACTGAGCTCGAAGTGGTCGAAGCCCGAGAGGCTCGCGAGCCAGACCTCGAGCACCGGACCGAGCGTCTCGTCGACGCGGGCCTCGATGCGCGCTCGCGTCCCGAGCTCGCGGTCGTCGCAGTGGACGACGACGGATCCCGGCGTGAGAAGCCAGTGCGTCTGACCTCCGTGGTACGCCACGTCGTAGCCGTCGATCCTCGGCACCGTTCTGTTCGTTGCCGACCGGACGGCGCGCTGGGCGGTAGTCCAGTCCCACACGGCGTCGCGCGGGATGTCGAGCGCCCACTTGTGGCGGAAGGCGCGGCCCAGCCGGATGGCGAGACGGCCGACGAGGTCGGGGGGAATCATGCTCGGTGGCTCCGCAGGTACTCGATCTCGGAGGCGGCGGCGTCGCCCGCGATTCGGCGGGCCTCGGCGAGACGCTCGGCGAAGCCCTCGGCGGCGTAGTGAAAGTCGCCGGGCTCGACGTTGGCGAGGTGGCGGATCAGCGCCATCTGCGCCGCCGACTTGGCCGCGCGAGCGAGGCGACCCATGCGGGTGTCCTTGGCGATGTGCGAGCCGTAGAGCGGCCCGAGTGCGTCTTCGGCGAGCTGCTGCGCGATGGTCATGGCGAGGATGGACATGTGCACTCCGTTTCAGTGTTCGCCGCAACGTGCGGCGTGCGGTCAATATGAACGACGAAAGACTTAGAAGCAACCTCTTTTTACTAGCTCCTCCACTTTTTCTTTCGCTTGGAGAAACCCAGCGCAAACGAGCACCGTGTGGTCGATTGACTCCAGGTAGCGGTGCCAGTCTTTTTGCACCGCGCTTGTCGTCCCGCCGTCGGCGCGCTTCATCTCGATCCAGAGGTTCCAGGCCGGGATGAGCAGGTCTGGCACGCCAGCGGCGACGCCCTCGGCCTTCAGCTTCGCGCCGGTCGTTCTCGACCGCTGCGAGCCGTTCGGGATCGCGAGGATGCGGATCGCCGGGTACGTCTTGCGGAACCAGCTGACGAACTCGCGTTGCTCGACGTGCTCGGTCCTCAGAACGGGATGAGCTCCGTCCAGTGCTCGCACTCGTTTGGTTCCTCGACGAACTCGCGGGGCGGGCTTGCTTCGAACTGCTTGCATGATGCACCTTCTTCCCATTCACCACGGTGCGACAGGTAGTGGTCGCACGACAGACAACATCGGGGCGGATTGTTAACGACCTCAAGCCACTGCTTCGCGTTCATCGGCGGCCCATTCTCGTTTCAGGATCTCGGCAAACTTGCCGCGTTGCGTGTAGCGTACCACGGCGGGCGGCGTCGTCGCGTTCATCTCGCGCGCAATCTCGTCGAGGTCGTCGACGAGCGCCCAACCAGGAGATAGGCCAGCGTCGGCGGCGATGCGCGCGAGCAGACGCCGGGCCTTGTCGCCCGCGTATCCGTCGTGAGCGATCGTCAGGTACTCGTCGATCGTCTCCGTGAGCCCGCCGTAGTAGCGCACGCGCAGCGACTCTTTGCCCGAGGACGCGCCGACGTGGCGTCGCCACTCCCATTCGGTGACCTCGAGCTCGCGCACGTCGGAGGGCGGTGCGCCCATGATGTCCACGTCGCGAAGGGCGAGCTTCTTCTCTTCGGGCTCGGGGAACTCGTGACCGCACGCAGGGCAGACGCGGCACGTCGGGTGCACGAGCTCGGCGCAAGCGTCGCACACCTTCACGGGTGCTTCGCCCGTGCCCTTCTTTGCCTTGCTCGGCGGCTTCACGGCGGTGATGGGTCCGTGCGTCTCGACGACGCCCGCGAAGTCGAGCACGAGGCAGTCGGCCTTCCCAGGTGCGATGCGAAGTCCTCGACCCGCCATCTGAACGTAGAGGCCCGGCGATAGGGTCGGGCGCATCATGGCGATGAGGTCGACGCCGGGGTGATCGAAGCCCGTCGTGAGCACGTTCGCGTTCGTGAGCGCACGCAGCTCGCCGCGCTTGAAGGCGTCGATGATGCGCTCGCGCTCCTTCTTCGGCGTGTCGCCGGTCACGCAGTCGGCGGCGATGCCCTCTTCGCGCAGCACCTCGCACACGTCGCGCGCGTGGTCGACGCCGCAGCAGAAGAACAGCCATGACTTACGCGAGCCTGCGAGGGCGATGGTCTCGCGTACCGTGCGCTCGTTCTGGTCGCGCGTGTTCACGGCCTTCTGAAGCTCGCTCTCGATGAACTCGCCGCCGCGCGTGTGCACGTCAGAGGTGTCGAGCGCGGCCTCGGTCCACTTCGAGCGCAGCTTCGAGAGAAAGCCGTGGTGCACGAGCTCTTCGATCAACACGGGTTCGATGATCGCGTCGAAGAGCGCGGGCTTGTCGATGATGAGCCCGTGCCCGAGCCGGTACGGCGTCGCGGTGAGGCCGACGACGCGAAGCGCGGGGTTCACGCGCTCGAGGTCGCGCAAGAAGTCGCGGTAACCTCCCTCGTCCTTGTGCGAGACGAGGTGCGCCTCGTCGATGATGACGAGGTCGACGTGCCCGAGCTCGGCGGCGCGCTTCCGAATCGACTGGATGCCCGCGAAGGTGATCGGCTCGCCGAGCTCCTTGCGGCCGACGGACGCCGAGTAGATGCCCATGGGCGCACCGGGCCAGTGCGCGCGCAGCTTTGCGGCGTTCTGCTCGATGAGCTCCTTGACGTGCGTGAGCATGAGCACGCGCGTCTCGGGCCACTGCGTGAGCGCGTCCTCGCAGAGCGCGGCGACGATGTGCGACTTCCCCGCGCCGGTCGGGAGGACAAGGCACGGGTTCCCCACGCCGCCCTCGCGAAACCAGTCGTAGAGCTGGTCGATCGCGCGTTGCTGGTAGGGGCGGAGGTTCACGCCTTCCCCGCTTCCACGTCGCCGATAAGGCAGACGAGCCCCTGAAGCGCCGCGACGGGGTCGAGCGCGAACCACGAGAGATGCGGATGGCCTTCGCACGTCGCGATCCATCCGCCGTCTTCGGCAGAGAAGAACACGGAGAAGCGCTTCATCCGACGACCTTCCCGCCGAACTTGGTGCGGAGCGCGACCAGGGTCGGGTCGACGCACGCCTTCGGGTTCGCGATGAGCTCCGTTGAGGCGAAGCCGCGCACCTCGACGCCGTCGATCGTGTGCACCGCGTCGCCCGCTTCGTCGTAGGCGATGGGCCACGGGGCGAGGTGCTCGTGCAGCGCGTGACAGTCGTGCGCCTCGCGCATCCAGTCGGTCGGCATCACGTTTCCGTCGTGGCGCGCGCACGTCCACGTCGAGTCGGCCTCGGCGGTCGAGTGCGCGCACGTTCGGCAGTTCACCTCGCGCGTCAGCTTCGAGCCGTGGCAGAAGTCGTGCGCGCTGCACCACTTGCATTCGTACCAGCTCGGGTCGCTCGAGATGGGTGGCGGGATCTCATCCTGCGTCGCGAGCCGCTTCCCGCGCTCGACGATCTTCTCCGCGCGCTCCTTGTCGAGCTCCACGCGCTCGGTGTAGAGGCGGTCGTCGTCCTTGCAGACGGCGACGTAGAGCGCGCGGTCGATGCCCGTGCCGAGCATGTACGCCTGCACCTGCGCGAAGTGCTTCGGGTGCGCCTTCTCGACGCCCTCCTTCTCGAGCGCCTCGAACGACTTCTTCGAGTGCGTCTTGATCTCGAGGACGTGGGCCTTCTTCGGCGCGTCGGGCACGCCGGAGGTGATGATGCCGTCGATCGAGCCCGAGACGTGCGAGCCGAAGTCGACGCGCGTCTGCTCGGCGCCGGTCGAGCGCACCTTGCAGCCGATCGCGCGGAGGTCTTCGACGACCTGCGCCTCCTCGTTCTGGCCGCGCCGGAAGACCCGCAGGATGCGGCCCGGGAAGTTCTCGCGCACCGCCCAGCGGAAGGAGAGCCAGAGCTTGCGGTCGCACTTCTCGCCGAGGGTCGAGGCGCCCATGTGCGGGCGGAAGACTTCTTTGTGGGAGGCGCGCTTGGCCTCGTGCGCTGCGTCGATGAGGGCGGCGATGGTGTGTTGAGGGTCGGGGATCTTCACGGCGTGCCTTTCATTGCGCGCGCCCACTCGGCGCGCTCCTGGTGTTGCTCGGCCAGCATCCGGTGCCACGCGGCCCGGATGGCGGCCTCTTCTCCCGCGTTCTTCGCGATGATGGCGAACGAGCGCTTGCCGATGGTCGCGATTGCAAGCTCGCGGGCGGTCATCGCTCCGCCTCGCGCATGATGCGCTTCTCGCACGCGCGGCAGTCGAGCCGCGCGCCGCCCACGTCGTCAATCCAGTCGTCGCCGTGCGGCACGCGGCCGCATAGGCTCCAATGCGCATCGGATTCGAACCAGTGGGCGCGCGTGACGCGCGAGGCGCCGGGCTTCTGCCACGCGTTGTCGGGCTTGTACTTCCAGCTCATGGCTTCATCGCCTCCAGCGTTGTGATGCGCGCCTTCAGCTCGGCGATCTCGCGCCCTGCTGCCTTGCGCGCGTCGTACTCGTCGACGAACCGCTGCTCGGCAACCGCGATGCGGTTCGCCCACTCGGTCTCGCCTACGGTGTACGTCGTGCGGCGCTCCAGCTCGTCGATGTACGCGAGCAGGCTTAACGAGTCGTAGGCCAGTAGTACGTCGCAAGCAC